CCTGTATATCCGTAATGATTAAATCGATCGCTTCGTTTCCCTGTGTCCCGAACGCGAATAAATCGCCTTCTCGCGGCCCGTTGTTTTCGGAAACCGGTAATTGAAATAACACTTCGCCGCGGCTGCCGGCGATTGTTCGAAGCTGCAGGAGCATACAGCTTCCGTCGCTCTTTCTGATGCGTACGGCATATTGTTTTCCCGTTTCCATCGGGATCATTTCATCGGTCTTTATACCGATAATTTGTCGAGCGTCGTCTTTAATAAGTTCGGTAATTCGTCCCTGCGTAATGCCTGCGAGCGCGATGTCGCCTGCATATTTTATCCAGTCGCCTTTCATCGCAAGGAGATATTCGAAATCCGCCGAAAATTTATGTACTATAGGGCGGTTTTTGGTAACGGCATATTTATACATACCGAGTTTGCGTGTCTGTACACTGTCCGTAACGCCCCAGAGTTGAACATCCTGCGTCGTCTCAGGCTCTTTGATACGGTTACCGTCGGGAGTGTTATAGACCTGTAATTTGTTTTTTGCAAAGCCTGCATCTTTATCGACAAATTGCAGTGCAAGAGAATCGGGTATGTCGGCCATAACGAGCGTTTCCGCATAGCCGTGTGAATTACGGGGCGTAAAAAGCTGTACGAAACCGTCCCGTGCGATATCCTGAACAACGGTCATTTTGCCGTTTGACTTGAAAATATCGGCACGGCATGTAGAGGCGATCGCCGAAAGGAGACTGCTTACCGGCATCGATTCCGCGACATATTCATTGCAGCCGTAGCCGTGAGATGCACACCACATATACAGTTTTTCAAAAGCCTGCCAGTCGATTTCATTTTTGTCGAGCTTCTGTTGCGAAAAATCCCCGCGAAGTACATAGAGCGCCGCCGATGCGGGATTATCCGTCAGCCGCATTTCCCATGCGGCCTCTCCGCTCCCGTTTCCCTTGTATACGGGGAGCTTCGATTCGGAAACAAAATTCAACTGTTCGACGATGTTGTTAAGTTTTTCCGACGCTTTTATTTTGAGACCGATGAGTGTCAATCGTCGGCATTTTTCTTTGCTTACCGGCGCTTCGCTTTTTATCGCTCTGATCGATCCGACGTATACGGCATCGACGACTTTGGAATCCGTACTGTCGCCTGAGAGTCGGGAGATTTTTACCGTCCATCTGTCGGCACTAAGTCCCGTCTTATGTATCGCGTAGCGTTTTGTTTTAAGCTCATGTCCGCGAATTGTATTGCTTTCGGCAGAAAAGAAGCCGAGCGGTTTATATGCACTGTCGGCCGCATCCGCCTGTTTATACCATGCGCCGAGCGTGACGGAGGCTTCTTCGACTTTGCCCTTGTCGTTATATTTACCGAGCCCGTTATAGAAAAATACGTCGACATTGATTTCCGTCGTCCCCGCCGGTGTCGTTCGGATAACAGAGCCGTCCTGTCCCTCATCTGTCTTATTTTTTAATAAGCTATTGATTTGTATTTCGTGCACGCATTTTTTTATGAGCGGCGGCGTATCTTCTCCGTATGCAATTTTCATCTGTAAGAGCTTATCCGTACCGGCAAGGACTTGCTCGATACTGCCTGACGCCGAATAATCTTTCAAAAGCGTTTCGTCGATTTTAATCGTATTTTTGTCGATAAGCTGATCCTTTTGACCTGCGCAAAAAAGCTGATAGAGATATTGACTGCCGTCGGCGGGATCGACCCATGTATAAGATGAAGTTGCAAGGTCTGCATAAATGCGCCGTCTGCCGCAAAGGAACGGGATATACCCGAGCTGCCGCATTTGATTTCGGCTGCCTCTTATTGACGGATCCTGTTCAGGTTTTTCTCTGTCGTTTAGGGACGGTATTTGATAGTTGTAAAGGACAACACCGCCTGCAAACATACTGACACCCGCACCAATGAGTATAGACCCGAGTACTCCTCCGACATACGGAATAAATAATGCCGCGATACCGAGCGCAACAAGGATGCCGCCGCCCGCTTTCATACCGTTTCCCATATCCTGATTATTGCCTTCGGGAACGAGTTTGATATATACCCGCTCTCCGTCGGCCGGTACGGTTGAAAAATCGGTGATTACGGTATCGCCTACGAGTACGCGCCATCCGCTGTTAACCGCGTGAAATGTGTCAATTTTTTTTAGAATTTCCGCAATCGATTGTCCGGGTGCTACGTCAAATTCCTTGCGTTCGGAAGAAAAGGGATTAAGAAGCGCACTTATTTTTATCGACACGATACCAACCCTCAATCAGTAATGTAAGCACCGGACGCGAAAGTCGCTCGCACGCGACGCCGGTTTTACTCATCGCATGAATTATAAAGTCATCGCCTGCATAGAGGGCAACGTGCGACGGGAGTCCTCGCATCTTGAGCAGCGCAACCGCTTTTTCTTCCGGCTTCGATATTTTTTCTCCGCATAAAAGCGGCACGTATTTTTGAAATAAAGATCCCGTTTCGGAAATATCGAGTGCGTTATCGTACGTGTTTGCTAAAAGCGGCAGATCATATCCGTATTCGTTATTGAGGATGAGCCTGACGAGACCGTAGCAGTCGACGCCGCGTTTGTCGCGTCCGCCGGATAAAAACGGGATCCCGACGTATTTTTGAGTCCATGCGTACATCAGAAAAACATCCCCGGAAAATCGTCCGGCGAATAGGTGAGCGACGTAAATTTGCGGTCGTGCATATACGCGTCGTAGAGCTCGCCCGTTATGGCATCGGCTGTTGCCGTAACGTTTCGAAGTACGAAATGCAGCGGCCCCTGCTCGTAGGTGTCGGGTGAAGTTGACAGTACGACAGCAACATCGGCTGTTATCGGTTTATTAACGGCTTGCTTTATGATTTTATAAATCGCAAGGTCGGCATTGTCGATACTGAGGCGGCACGATTTATTTCCGCCCTCGCTCTGGTCGGGTAGGAGTGCGGTAAATCCGCACGGGATGAATTCCGTCCCTTGTGATGTTATCGCCTGTTTATCATCGCAGACATGCAAAACCGCATCCCCGTCGACATTGATTGTCACCAGCGTTACAAATACCGCCGCCGTTTCGGACGCAGTCGCCGCCGCGACCGCATCGGCGCTAAATCTTTTTTCAGCCATGTAATTTCTCCACGCTTACTGCAATCTTCCACAGTCCCTCGATCGGTTCTTCGCTGTAGTCTTCAGTGAAACGAAACTCTGCCGGTTGTAACGTCTGCGGATCTTTCATCACAAATCGTAACGCACCGTCTGCAATGACATTTCGATACCACACTTCAAACAGCTCGCGCTGTTTTTCCGTGACGACGATTGAGCCGGTAAATACTTTTGTCGAGACGGTATACCGTCGTCTGATTTTATCGGGGCCTGCATCCATCTGCGTGCGTACGACCGAACTTTTTCGTTGTGCGCTCAATCCGTCGAGCCGTAACACTTGCGGTAAACCTATAGGCCATGTAAGAGATGTCATGTTACACTCCTTGCGCTTTTATACCGTACCGCGCCGAAAGCGCTTTATCAGCTTTACCGGATGAGATATGTCCGTTTATCAATGTCCCGATAGTCACTTCGAGCTGCCGCTGACCGTCGTCTCCTACCGTTTCCGTTGCCGAAACTTCTTCCGTCGAATAATTGTTGATCACGACGCGGAGCGCAAACTGCATGCCGCCGATTCCCGATGCGTTTACGCCTAGAGAGCCGTCTGCGCCCCGCGAGAGCGGCATAACGGCTTCCGGCCCTGCTTCTCCCATAAGGCCGAGTCCGAATCCTGCCCCGGATGCAAAACGAAAGAATGTCGGGCTTTGTACGATCGCATTGGTAAACGTACCGCCTTTCGCGAACGGGAGCGCACCGTCCGTATCGTAGACACCCCCGAGCGCATTTGCCGACGCGCTGCCGTCCGATGTGCGCCCTTTAACAAAGCCGCTGATCATCGCTGAAGATCCGGCGGCGGCTATAAAGCCGAGTCCTATCGGCCACATGCCGTTTGCGATGAGCTGTAAGCCTGCCTGCAAAAACATCATCGGAAGCTGATCGAGAATCGTCTCGGCCATATTTGCAAGCGCCTGCTGAAGCGACTCTCCCGCATCGCTTCCTTTACCGAGCGCTTCGCCGAGCGTTTGAAAACCGGTTATCGCGGAATCGAACGACATCGACATAAGCTCCGTTCCCATATTTGCAAGGACACCCGCGCTTGCTTTATCGAGGTCGCTGTATTTCAGGATAAGCTCCGTAAGCCCTTCCTGCATCGTATCCGTCCAACTTCTGCCGGCATCTTTCAGTTTTTTATATTCGTCATACAGACGGTCAGCTTCGGTTATCTGTGCTTCCGTCGCACCGTTTGTCTTGAGCTTTTCAAGGTACAGTTCTTTTTCCGTTTTTGTAATATCGGCAATCTGTTTTTGTATATCCGCAAGTTCTTTTTCTCCGTATGCCGCGCCCTTTGCCGCTTTCAGCTCGCCGTATTTTTTTATAAGCCCCTGTATTATCTGATCTTCGATTTCAAAGGATTCGTCTATGGTACGCGGATCGATTGTTAAAAGCTCAGACAGTTTTTTCTCCACTTCGTCCTGTTGTTTTTCAAGAGCCGATACCAAATCAAAAGAATTGCCGAGGAGAGAGCTGATTTTTTGATCACTCTGTAATCCGTTGCTGAGACCTTGTATGTACAGCTCGGCAGCTTCTTTTCCCGTACCGAACGCATCGGCATCGATCTTCAAAATATCGGAAAGCCATTTTTTCCACGATTTTTTCTCTCCGTCTCGGAGCTCGCTCATCTTTTTTCTGATTGCGTTTTCGATGTAATCGAGTTCCTTTTGCGCTTCGCTCGTATCGATGACAGTTCCGTCGATATCTTTTACCGGCTTTAAAAGCTTTGCACGCTCCGCGGCGATTTTTTCAAGCTGTTTTTTATATTTTTCGAGCTGAATCACCGGATCGTCTTTTCCGAGATTTTCATATTTCTGTGAGATCGCAAACATGAGTTCGTTGATTTCATTGAGTGCATCTTTTTCATCCGCTTCGGCCTTTGCCTGTTTTTGTAATGCCGCCGACGCATCCTGTGCGCGCTGCTTTTCGGCGATCCAATACGCCAGATTCGCCTCAGCTGCATCTTTTTGTTTTCCTGAAAAAATGGTGAGCTGATCCTGATAATGCCGTATCTGTTTTTCAGCTTCGGCGATTTTGTCGTTATCGGTTAAGGACGAATACCATGCATCAAAGCCGCCGCTATTCGATACAGTCATCGCTTTTGTAAGCGATTTAAAGGTATCGGTAAGCCCTCCGAGCATCGTCTTCAATCCGCCGGAAGATGTTGTCGTCTGTGCGATTGCCGTCGCAAATTCACCGAATGAACTTTTGACATCGTTCCAAGAATTTTTTATCTGTTCGCCTGCGACCACACCCGCTTCCGCAGCTCCTCCGAAAGTTGTCGCAAGTTCGTCGAGGATGATTTTCTGAGCGCCTGCGATATCGCCCGTATCGATCATATCCTGCATTAGTTTTTTCTGTGCTGCGGAAAAATTAAATCCCTGCTTACGAAGCGAATCGATACCGTTGATCGGATCGTCGAGCGCTTTCCCGACCGATTGCGCCGCGCTTGAGAGATCCGTTTTCATAACGGTCGCCATGTCGAGGATCGCTTTCGTCGCCTGCGTAAAATTATCACCTTTAATATTTTTAAATCCGAGGAGTACGGCTTGCATAGATTCGATCGTGCCGGCGCTGTAGTTTGTCACGTCCTGCAGTGACTGCGCCATCGCGTCGAGATCGTTGACGCTCGTCCACGCGGCCGCTCCCGTCGCCGTTATCGTCGAGCGGAGTATGTCGAGCGCCTGTTTATCCTGCTGGTACGCCGCAACCGATTGCCGCGTAAAATCGATAATGGCTTTTGCTGAAAATCCCGCCGCGATAGCTTTCCCGAGCTGTTTGAATTCATTCGAACTCGCTTTCGTCTGCTTATCCATGCGGCTCATTTCTTTGATCGCCTTATCGACTTCGGCAGTGACAAGTACGCGAAGCTCTTCTTCCGTAACGGGCATATCCGCTCCTCGTTAATAATTATTTTTCAGCAAAGGCTTTAAAATGCGCCTTTTCGTCGTCGAATAATGTTACCAGCTCGAGCAGCATTCTCGGCTCTGCGAGGTAGCCTTTTCCTTGCGGCCAGCCGTATTGCTTTATGCGTGCATAGGTATCGACAAGCGTAAAAAACTCTTGCGTCATGTATGAGGCGATATCTTTTCGTTTGATTCTGATATAGCCGGTTTCAGATTCCGGCCATGCGATTTTTTCGCTCATCTCGCAAAACTCCGCCTCCCACGCGGGAGGCCAGAGAGATGAGAGAATGCACTGGAGCGCTATGCGATATTCTTTTTTTTTGAATCGGTGATTGTGTCCGACTGCACTTCGACGACGATTGCGCTGACAAGCTCTTCGGTACCGTAGGCGCGGCATTCGGCAAGTGCAGCGCCGTCGGCGATAACGCGTTCGACTTTTTTGCCGTCTTTACCGACGGTTTCAACGCGCATATTGGTGATCTTGCCTACACAGTTTCGAAGGATATAATCCGCGTCGACTTGCATTTTAAGCGTAACCTTTTTGAGCTTTTTGACGACGCGCTCGTTGCCCGCATCATCTACCGGCTGATCGTCGCGATAATATTCACGCGTCGCAACCGTCGTTACGAACTCTTTTCGCATATAGCCGGTCGGGCGGATTATCTCGACGGCAAGGCGCTCGTGTTCGGGCTTCGAAAGGTTATCCCGTATGTCGGGATAAAACTCATAGCGCGGCTCTTCGGTGAAAATCATGGCTACTCCTTAACCTTGTAGTAGATGACGCCGGGAAAGTTTCCGCCGTCAACCTTGTATGCAAACGAAAAGCTCTGCTCTCCGTCAAGCGGCTTGTCTTTTGTGAGACTTTCAACGATGACGGGAAAATGTTCCCATACCGCCGTTTCGCCGACGGTTTCGGTTTCGCGTCTCGAAAGCATATAATCTTGATGCTGCTTTTTTGCAGGAAGCCGCGTGACGTGAGTGCCGTCGTCGATCGTGATTTCCTGAAAATTGTTGAGCAGTTTCCGCTGCGCGTCGCTGTCGGTTTCGAATGTGCCGGTGATCGTCCCGCTTCCGTCGGAAAATGCACTCTCTGCCCATTCGCGGATTCCGGACTCGACGTTTTCCTGCGTCGAAATATCGACGCTCGATCCTTGCAGACTGTTCGGTACGTCTTTCACGAAACCGACGAGTGTAAGTTCGAGCGGGATTACCGCATCGCCTGCCGCAAGCGCTTGTCCCTTCCACAAGTGAACGATTTGTCCGACTTTGATGCTCTCGCCTCCGGCTATGCCGCTGTCTTTTGTCGGGAGTGAGCTTGCCGATGACGCGATCGATTTGATTTTATAAAATCCGCTCTTATCGAGCGTGACACTCGCTCCTCCTGTCACCGCTTCTTTAAATGCGATCGAATACAACTTTCCGTCTTTTCCAGCCGGTTTCATACCTACCTCCTAATCAGTCATCAATCAACGATATCGGATAACTTATCCGGATCGTATAAGGAGCGACGTAAGCGCAAGGCATACCGCCGTTTTCCTCTCCGTCAGGATACTCCAAATACGGCGTCCCTCGGCTCGTCCAGTGAGCGCACAGTGTTTTGCCGTCTACGATAATCGGCATATTATCTTGCTCGATTTTAATAAATCTCCGCTTCGCCTTTGCCGTTTCAATCGCCCATGTAGATCCCGTACCGCCCGATCGATATTCGGCATTTATATATAACGTTTCACTGCCGTTCCCACATTCGGCGATATCTTGAAATACAAGGACGACGTGTCCCGTTGCAGTCTTTGCCTTTTGCGGCAGCAGCACCGGCTCGAGCTTGAGTTCTTTCCGTATCGCATCGCACAACGCATCAAACAGTTTTTGCATATCAGCCCCTTTAAAAAATCACTTTTTCGACAGCACTGTCTTTACCGCATCGCCCCATATCTTTTTTATCGTCTTCCGTGCTCCGGCCGTAATTGCGATAAACGGACGAGCGGGTATAGTCACCTGTTTTTTTATAATAAAAACTGCAAACGGCGCGGCACCTTTTTTCCGCGCACAAAAAACTTTTCCCATTTTGAAAAACGAATAACCGTTGCCTTTCATCGCCGCTATAAGTGCGCCCGGAGACTGCGCGTTGTACTTTCGGTACAAACGCCGTGTGTTTGCATTTGCCGGAAGCCAAAGACCTTTTCCTTTTGCAGTGATCGTCTTTCCGTGTTGTAATGTACTCGCCTGTTTTTTATTCGTTCCGGCGCTTGCCCAATCGGTACCGGAATGTGCCGCGATCGATGCCATAAGCTCGCCGTTATCGCGCAACGTTTTTGTCCCACCTTTAACTGCGGCAGTCAGAGGCGCGTTCGGCGGCGGGACACCCCTATTGATCGCGCCGATTATTTCGTTGCTCATGACGACCGACATACGACGCATTACATCGGGCAAGCCATTTTTAAGCGTCCGCATCACGGTTCCCGTCTCTCGCGGCTTTTCTATGATGCTAACTCCCATAGTGCCGATCCAATACGTTGCCGTTCGGTTTTTTTATCACCGCGACGCTCGGCCCGCTTTCATCCGCCGAGCCGTTTTTTGTTATAATCGGGCCGTAACTTGTTCGGATTATGATATCGAGATCGCTTTGCTCTTTATCCGCCGTCTCGTGCATCCCGTTAAAGAGATAGAGCTCTACGCGGCCTCGCTTTAAGACGCACATACGGCAGAGTTCGTCGTCCTCGTCGTAAGCGTTTCCGGTCGAAAGAATGAGACCCTTTACAACCATACGCGCCCGCTCGACACACCGCGCGGCAATACCGTCGTCAGTAAATGTCAGTGTTTGATAATCCTGCGGTGTCAGCTCGTGTTTTAAATCCGCTGCGGTAAGTATGTCCATAGTGCCTCCGATAAAAAAAGGGAGCGGACTGTAGCGATCCGCTCCCTGTATCATACGGCGTTATCTGCGCTTTACGGCTTTCCCGTACGGGTTTACTCCGCTTTGAATTTCATCAGCGCGATACCCTTCGTGTTGATAAGCGGGAACGGCTTTGATTTCACATAGAGATTTGTACCTCTATGATCGTCGCGCTCGGTGGTAAAAGCGTAAAGCGGAGTCGCTTCACGCTGCACCGTATCGTCGATGCGCAAAAAGTCAAGTTCCTGCCCCGCGTTCACGGCACGCACGAGCAGTTCGCTGTCGGCAAGCATGTGCTTTGTGACGCTCGTACCGCTCGTGTTGACGTCGGTATACGAGTCGTTGTCACGCAGCACTTTGTAGCCGCCGATGTCGATAAAACCCGTACCCGTAGTAACGGGGAATTTCGTCTGATTTGCCGCAAGCGATACAATAAACTTGTAGACGTTTTTTGCGGCGATGAACTCGACTTCGCCTCCGATACCGTTTGCGGCCGGCACTTCGGCAAGCTGTTCGAAGCTGTCGATAAGATCGGCGAGCGCAAGTTCGGACGCCTTTTTACTTGCGCTGATCGATTTGATGTCTCCGTAATTGACTTCATAACGGACAAGGTTCGGCCCTGCCTGCATCATGTAGTCGATTTTCCCTTTATGCGCCTGTACGCACAGCGCCTTCGTCGTGTTTTGGATGAGCCGTCCCCAACGGGTAAGTCTGTCATCGATGAGTTGTTGCTTGCCCATCGCCGTGGCACGTTCGTAGTCGTCGGATTCGACGGCGGAAAACATGTCATCGATTTCGATCGGTTGCGGCTCGATGTGCAGCACGTCCGCCTCCATCTTCGGCCGGAAACCGACGCCGCCTCTTTTGATGACGGGGACGTTCCCGACTGTCGATTTGATATCGCTGACGGCAAGCTGCGTCGTGTTTTTGTTTTTTGCCGTTTTAAAATAAAGGCGCGCATTGCTCGTTTCTGCGGGAAACGCCGTGATGATACGCACGATATCTTCAGGTTTTATAATAATCATACTCTACCTCAAAAAATGAATAATACACAGACGCCGAAACTCGGCGCCGGAGCTTTTATCGCACGTCGCCTGCAAACGACTGCGTGACAAAGATACCGATGCCGCCGAGCTTTTTCACAAGCGTATCGGACGCATCTTTCGCGCTTGCGCCGGATGCATCGATAAGCCGTGCGCGGACAACGACCCCGTGAAATCCCGCATGTGCGAGTCCCGTGCTGCCGTCCGTATCTTCGGCGAGAATGCACGCGGGCGTATCGGCATCTGCCGCCGGTTCGTACGTTCCGCCTGCCGATACTTTGAGTATCGTACCCGCCTGATACGTTTTGTTTTTGTTTGTAAGCTGCACCGGCAAGAGCACTGCCGGATGCTGCGTCGTAAACACGCCGCGATCTTCCGTTGCGACGGTCATTTTTTCGCTTATCATAATAACCTCCCGAATGGTATGTATACTTATGCCGCTGATCCCGCGTCACATTTTTGCCGCAAGCGCGTTCCAGTCGACGCTCTTGCCGCTCGAATCTTTTGCATCGGAAAAATCCGCAGATCCCGGTGTAAAGACTTGCCGCGTCAGATTGCCCGCATCTTTAAATCCCGCCTCGAGGACGTCCGCAAAAAGCTCGAGCGCGGAAGTTTTTTTCGTTTCCGTACCGTCGGCAAATTCGCATTCGGCACGATCGGCAAACTGCCCCGCAAGCGCCGTTACTTTCGGCATAAGCGATGCGGGGATTTTTCCCGACACTTTGCCGATGAAACCGTCGATGCGTGCTTTGCGATTTTCCGCTTCAAGCTGTTCGCACCGCTTTGTGATGTCGGCAAATTCGCCGGACTTTTTGGCTTCCGAATCGGCTGCCGCTTTTGCCGCATCCGCTTCTTCCTTTTTCTTTTTTTCGGCCGCTTCTTTGAGCTTTTTGTTTTCAGCTTCAAGCGCCTCCATCTTCTTTTTTTCCTCTTCGGTCATACGAGCCTCCTCATAATCTATTCGATCGTTGAAATTAATAACCTCAACCTTGTCGCCGTCCGCATAACGGCTCTCCGTCATAAGCTGTTCAAGCCCCGGTATCTTCGGCGGTACGGCTCCTGTTATCGCAAGCGAGTGAAGATATCGCTTGCCGTCGCTCGCCCGGCGGGGTATCGTTACGCTCCAACCTTTATAAACACCGCTTCCGTCGCCGTCGTCATAGAGCGCATCGAGTGCCGGATGCAGCAGCACTTCTCCGACAAGCACCTGTTCACCGGGATGAGATGCATCATCGTAGATACCGTCGATCGCAAGTACGTCGCCGAACTTCGGAAAATTGTCTTTGTGTGCGCCGTCGTGTCCGATCGTCACCGGTCGGGTCGGAGTAAACGTATCGACGATATCCTCTAAATCTTTTTTCGTAATCGTCGCGCCGTCCTGCCCGAATGTTCCGGTACGACACAGCTGCCATGTCCGTATTTTTTTCATACATCCTCTCAAAAGCTAGTTGACGCGCCGCGAACGGCGCATCAACATTTTAAGATTTGTCCCCGTCTTTGCGGATGAGCAGTGCCCGAATCGCAAGCAGCAGCAGGCCAAGCCCGCCGACGGCTCCGAGCCAGATGCGGATCCACAAAGGCGCAAACATGACTGCGACGACTGCCGCCGTGATTATGAGTACAATACCCATAACGAGCGACCAGACGCTTTTCAAAAGCTCGATTACTTTGTTCATAAAGCCTCCTCGCATGTTGCGTTTACGGCATCATATCCCACGGCGGGCATGACACGGCAAAGCGGGGAAAGAGTTATAAATACGAATTTAAAAAAACGGCGCAGAATGCGCGGATTTTACAAAGAACGGCAAATTACTCGGCTTTTAGTGTGCAGGGGCAAATTCACCGCGATTCACCGGTGAATGAGGGGCTTTCAAAGGGGTGTGCGGGTATAATTTTTAGGTATTTGTACGATAGACGATTTAAAATAAAAAACGCCCCGAAAAAAGGGCGTTAATCAATACTATTACGCTATTCTTTTTGCCTGCTGAAGAATCGGCAAGTCTTCAGGTAATACAAGCCAGCCGATTTTTTTCGTTATTTTATGTATCGTAATTGTAGGCATTTGCGGCGGCTCGAACGCGGCGTCTTTCTCTGTGTAATGCACATAATAAAAATCTTTGTCTTCGAGAATAGCAGCGATGTCGTATGAGAATTGCTTTTTGGCAATTTCTTTTATTTCGTCAATCGTCATGGCAGTCCTCCTTATATGTGCGTACAACATTTTAGAATCAGCTCCGACACTCCCAACGTATCCATTCGTCCAAAAAATGTCAAGCCTTTTTCACATTTGTTAAAGAAGTTCTCCGCATCCCGTTTCGGATTTTGCGGATCATAAAAAAAAGTTTTACCGTTATGTTGCTCTGCGACAAACACATGCCCTCCGGATATTTTTCCTGTCCACTGAACATAGACTGCGGCACGAGCTCCGTCTCCCCATAATCCCATTTGCTTTTTTATCTGTGTCTTTCCATTGCCCGTTTTACATTTGATGGGATTAAAATGTTCCAGAACATGTATCCAATTATTCCCGCTTGCAATATCATCATGCCCCTTGATTGCACCAAGAGCAGTAACCATATAGCCGCGGCGTCGCATTTCCCATGTAAGTACGCAGCGCTGGCAGTTGTTTGTATATTCCCAGTTTGATATATTGAATTGCGGATTCACCGCGCGTAAATCTTCGTCGATACTATATACACGCTCTTTTCTATCAAAATTATCATAAATGTATGAAGATGCGTCTTTTCCGAGCAGCTTTTCTCGAGCAGCTTCTATTTCTCTTTGCACCCCGTATTCGGCGGCCCGTTTCGCCTGACTTTCAAGCTCCCGCCACCAGTCATCGTTTGCAAGCGGATATCTTCCGAAGCCTTTTGCCGTATGCCCTGTTTCGGTCGGACGTGTAAAATTATCCGGGAGTTCGTCTTCATCGTAAATTCCGCGCACGGTCGATCGACAGTTAAAATGTAGGGGCGGCCAATGTGTTTTCCAAAACGGATCGTCCGGCGGAAGAATGACGCGGGAAGCGGCATAGGGCTTACAGATATCGCTCGTGCGCGTATCGTCGATAGCGATAAATTCAAGGGCAAGCGGCGGGACTTCATTAAGTTCGATAGCGCGGCCCGTGTTATAGGCGGTTTGCATATTCGTCCGGTAGACTGTTTCCCAATACCATCCGGCATTCGGCCCCATACCGACCTTATCGAGGAGTTCGTCATTCGTCAGCTTCAAAAAATCTTTAAGCGTTCCGCCGGCAGTTTCATTCTGTATCAATGCACTGTTGATGCGTTTTAAAAGATCGCCATCTGCAACACGGCTTGCCGTAAATGCGCGGAACTTCATTTTATCTGCAAGCGCATCATAATCAGTTTTTGTCAGCACATCGCGTTTTTTAAGATAGGCGACCGCTTCATCGAACGGCAGCGTGTTGATATCGAGAGTGTCGTCAAAATTGTTTTTCCGCGACGCCGAATCGATGCCGGATAAAAGCGATTTAATAAAAAGCGTTGCCGCAGCGCTCACCGCTTTGAAATCGCACGGCAGAACGCTTTGTGTATTTTTTATATCGGGATTTTTTTCGAGTGCTTCGAGATACTCCCGCAGCCGGACGCCAACGCTTTCGGAAATAGCGAGCCATCCTTTCGTTGCAAGCACATCAAGTTTTTTCGACCGCAGCCGCTCGTGCTTTATGTGTGGAGCTGCGTCCGCGAAAAAAAATCGTGCGCCTCGTCCGAAAACAGCATCGGACTTTGCTGTACACGGATAAAGCTGTCCGCATCGTCTTTCGGTTTGGGTACGTGAATTTTGTTATAGATCGCAGAAAGGCTTACCGGTACACCTCGGTCTATCGCGTCGCGGATCGTTGCCCAGTCTGCGAAGTCGGACGAATCGATATCGTACGACGGCACCGCTTCTCCCGGAAAGTTCAGTTCGCAGAACGCCCGTACGAGCCGCTGATCGACCTGTTGTACCGCGTAGGCATCGCCTTTGATGATCGTGTCGAACGTGAGCGTATGCGTATCACTTTGCGCGCGAGTGCCGTATTCGGCCTGATTTGTCGCAAGCGACTGCGCCGTCAGCGCATACGCGATTTCCTCATTACACGTTTCGACGATTTGATTGAAGTCGTTGATTTGCGACTGGATCACTTGTATGCTTTGAATGTTTGCAAATGCGCCTGAGCTTCCCCCCTCCCACTGTTCGAGCGCGTCCGTTAATTCTTTCGCGCGCTTTTTCGCCTGATCTTCATTCTTTGTTTCAAAGAGCGCGAGGATCGAAGGACAGCCGATTTTTTCCGCCGCCGTCGCCCAAAAGCGCACTCCTAAGTTTTTAAACTTCCAAAAGATGTATGCCGCCCTCAGTGTCGGTCTGCCCCAAAGCGTAAGGTTTCCGTCGTCGTTTCGGTGCAGAGAAAATTTTGTCGTATCCGAAAGCGAAATTCCGAGCGAAGTAATAACGGGAGTGCCATACGGCACATCGGATGATTGCGGAAACGAAAGTGCCGTCCGCGGGATCGGGAGAAAACCTTTCGGCACATACATCCCGCTTTCAAACGTCCAAAGGTTTTCGCAAGCGGCGATCCCGTAGGGCACTGCATTGAGCATGATATTGTTCAGCGCATAAAATACATTGAACGTCAGGTATTTTTCGCACGCATCATCGACAGCTTTGTTTCCGGTTGCCGTAAGGCTTCCGTACATCTGGAGCACTTTGTTTTTCCGCTCCTGTACGAGCGATTCGACCCGTCCGTCGTTCCGCATCTTTTCGAAAATCGTTTCCCGCTCGCCGATATCATTAAGCCATGCCGACGTATCGTCGATGCAGCCTGCGATCATGCGAAACGAGGAGAGATCTATAATTTGTCCGGTAACGGATTTTGTTCGTGCCATAGTGCATACCTCACATCACAAGTATTAAATCCGCTGTTTCCACGGATCCTTTCTGTTGGTAACGGCGAAAACAGGTTCGGGATCTGCCGCGCATTCACGCCATGCGCACACGGAAAGCAGTGCCGCGCTTGCCGCATCTCCGTGACGTGTACCTTTTCCGTCGCGGTCTCCCGTCCGTATAGGCGGAATATACGGTATACCGTTTTTAAGCGTGACGATTGCAAAATCGCCTTTTATGACATCGTCGTCCGGTACGGTAAAATCTTTCGATTCCATGAGCGCATGTAAGTCAGCCCCGTACTTCCCGTACCATGCAGCATTTTCCATAACACAGATAATAGCGCCCGGATGCCGCAGCATCGCATGTTCGGCAAGCTGCTGTCCGTTTCCTCTCGAATCGAGTGCTCCGCCTCCGAATATCTTGCGTTTATCGAGAAAGTCCGTCAGTATATCGCTGAAAAGTTCCTGCTGCTCAAATGGTACGTTTTGTAATTCTATAATCAGTTTTGTTTCAAGGGCGGCTCCGGTATCGCAGTTGAGCCAGTATGTCGTTAAGTCGCCGCTTCGCCCGAAATCGTTTCCGAAAAAGACAAGGTGCTTCAAAGCGGAAAGGATCGGCGCGATTTCCGTATTGAAAAAAGAGACGATGACGTTTTCTTTGACGCTTTCGCTTTTGTGCAGAAAATCGTTTTTACACGATAAACGTCTGATTACGATGTTTCGTCCGGTACACAGATCGAGCAGTCCGCGCCCGAAGTAACGGCCGGCGGATGGGCGCGGGATGACATTGAGTTCTTCGTCGATATTGTTCGCATAGATTTCGCGGATTTTTTTTACGAACGCTCCTTCTTTTTTCTTTGTCCACTTTTCGCCGTTACGCTCGCATATTTTTTTATAGAGCCCCGCTTCGACAGCCTCGTCGAACGTCGTGCGGTGTATGCTCCAGCCTTTTTCACGTCCTGCCCGCGCGTCTTTGATTAAAAGATTGAACGGATTGTCATCTCCGTTATGCGTCGAAATAACCGACAGCTGTCCGCCCCAAATCAAAAGCGCTTTCGCCGCTTTCAGTACGCCGTCCATGTCGCCGCAAAACGCCGCCTCGTCGAATACGACGCGCCCTTGTTTTGAGCGCAAGTTGTATGCGTCGCTCGGCATCCCCGCAATTTCATAGCCCGAATCGAAGGTGATGCGGTACATCGTGATATCCTGCTTTTCGTTTTGAATGATGACTTCCTGCATCGCGCTTGCGGCGATATTTAAGATACGGGCAAAAAAGGTACAATCCTGCACAAATTGCCGCGTCATCGATTTGTTATACGAAAGATAATACGTGTTCATGCCGCCGGCTTCGCGGGATGCCGCCGATTTAAGTACCGAGTTATATGCCTCCGCCCACGAAATACCGATACGACGCGATTTTTCGCTGAGCTTTAAGGGGTTTTCGTCGTTTATCCACGCTTCCTGATACGGCAAAAATATGCCGGGACTCTCACTCATGCCGTACCCTCTGTCCCGTTATCTTGAGCTTGATTTCGGCAATCGTTTCGGCAGAAAGCCCCGCCTTCCGTCCTTCCTCGTCGAGCACTTCGGCCGCGCGGAACAGTCCCTGCCTGTAGCCTTTTTCGTAGTCGAGTTTTACTTTTGCGATCTTCGCCTGCGAGTTGGTATTTCGCGATACTGCACGCAGTACGTCTTCGGGTGCAAGCGTTGAAAACGTGTCGAACTTTTTTACTTCCTGTAAAAGTTTCGTCTGGACGATCTGCACCGTCGCTTCGGCAATATCGAGACCGGGAGAATTTTTCAGTTCGCGGATAATTTCAACCGATTCTTTCGCCGCATCCCGATACGCTTTCATCTGCGATGCGTGCGATACAAGCGTACGCCCGACCCCGCTTTTCGATACGTCGTACCCTTCGGTTTTGAGTTTATCCGCGATCTGTATCTGCGTGAGCTTGTCTTTGTAAAACATATCGACGATGCGCTCGACAAGCCCCTGCAGCTCTATTTTATTCCGTTTCGGCATCACGCCCCCCTCACGTCGATCTTCCGTTTTATTTCACCGATGCTCTCTTTTATCCAGTCGATATTCGTTTCGAGCTTCGACAATATCATCGCGTTGTCGATTTTTATGCTGTCGATCCGTGCGTCGAGCTGCGACAGTTTTGCGTCCATACGCTCTCCGATCATAGAGGCGGATAAAGCAGCCTTGTCCGCAGATTTTTGTGCCGCATCGATTGCCGAATCCGATTTGCCTTTCGCAATACCGATTTTGATCCATGTTCCGATAAAACCGAGCAGCGTAACGGCTCCTGTTGTAATTGCGGCAATCTCTTTAAAATCCATAACGACACACCTTATCGCGATTGTGCTAAAATGATGACGCCCTCAGTGACCGCTATACCCGTGACGATTGCTATCGTTACCGTAAGCCCCCGAACGAGCTTTTTCCGCATCGCTGATGATTTCGCCAATGCGCGATATTCCTTCCTCAATTCTTCCAGCTGCTCCTTGAGCGTCTGTACTGTTTTTTGTGATTGTATCACCGATTGCTCTGACCTCTCCAATGACTGCAATGCTTCCGTCAATGCGTTCTCGAGCAGCGTGCATTTCTTCTCCAGCTCGCTCGAGTTCGCTTCCTGCGCGATCTGCAAGCTCTTGAGCATGTGTACTTGCTGCCTCATAACGTTTAGCTCGTTCCGTATCTCCGTTATCTGCGCCGAAGTGAGCGTGACACTCTCCTGCGATAACGCCGGCACTAAAGCAAAGAACGCACACAAAAACACGCAGCACATTTTTTTTAATCGTTTCATACATGGGCCGCCTCGCTGAACGCTATTGCATCCTTTACTTCCGATACCGAATTGTTTATAGTACCGTCCGGCGTTACCCTTCGTTTTCCGCCGGAAAGAAGATTTTCTACAACACTTTTTACAATAACCTCATAGCCGAGTTGCGATACCGCCCAGATACCGAGCGCGTTCCAAATCAAACTTCCGCCGTTCTGATTGAAAGCAAAAGCCGCCGAAGCGCCGATCGCGCAAAACGGCAAAATAAGCGACCATACCCACGACGGAATAACACGCTGTATCGTTTGTGCGGCAAATCCTTTTCCCCATTGCATCACGCCCACGACGATGACCGCACCCGCACACCATATCCCCATAATTGCAAAGTCGAACATATAACCTCCCGAAAATAATGAATAATTTATGCCGTATACGCTGCTACAATGTGTCCGAATTTATGCTCCGCATTGCGCGGCTTCATAATCTGCATAAAGTCCGCGATCGGCATTTCGATGTCGTCGCCGTTTGTGTTTGCGTATTTCGTACGATAATCACCCCACGGATCATCGATGATAAAAGAGGCGAGCTTTCCGCCGGCATCTTTTTTGTAGCCGACGACCGAAACGACGTGTCCCAGTACGCGCCCGTTTTGTGTTGCAAACAATCCCGACACGACGGCTGCACCGCCCGCATCGAGCGCCGCCGTAAAGTCCGCAAGGCGTCGATTTTCGCCGAAGACAACTGCCGTCTCGTACGGGGCAAGCAGTTTACACCTCCGAAGCAGCATATTCGTTCCCATTGCAAGGAGCAGATGCCACTCGTTCGGTGCATAACGAGAAGGCGGATCGATACGGTGCCATTCCCGATCGATTATCGGGTCGGCAAGAATAAAGTGCATGAGCGCATCTTCCGGCTGTGTATATTTTTCGTCCGAAAACTTTTCGACAGGCCAGCCCGCCGCCGAAAGCGCCGAGACCATCGCCGTTACATTGCACGCGCCCTCCGGTTTTAAGACGTTGTTGCGCTGGGAGTAGTACGGTTTTCCGAGAGAATTATTATTTTTCATCGTTGCCTCCGGTTATCAAGTGTAACAAGAGAAAACAATGAAACGGCAAAGCTGGAGATGAGTGTATGGATTATATTTTAATAAGACTTCCCTGCAATGCTTTCGGCGGGATTATTTTTGCTATAACGATATGCGGAGGTATGTCAATGAGTTCCGTCATTGCGGGTTTTGTTGTCGGTGCCGTCATGGGTACGGTGTGTTTTTGGGTCGGTTATTTTTGCAATAGATTTGTGGAGCGTATCGACGATCTGCACTTCGGTTTCTTTTCGCACGGCCGAAACAAATGCAGTGTAACTGTCGACAAATTGCCGACGAAAGTTTTCGATATCGCTATCGACAGCATCTCCGATACGGATGAGGATGCTTGTTGTTGTACCGATAGTATCGATGACCCTGTTGCTGGCGAACATGGTATATCGCCCGCGGTAATTCATCAAATCAAACGAACGATTCTTAGCGTATAATTTTAAATCTTGTTTGTTTTTTTCTGCGACTTGTATAAATTTTCCCACATCCAGCAGTTTAAAAAGATGTTCGTATACTTCGAGGCGTTTATCCATGAGTTTGAATGCCAGCTCTTTATGCTGCTTTGCATCAAGCATTTTCATTTGAAAGAGCTGTCCGATGGCTGCCGTTGCGGCGCTTATCGCGCCGCCGATGATGACAGCTAAAAGCGTTTCCGACATTTTTTATTGATTTTTATTTCTTACCGCCGCGGCTCTGCCGGTAATGATATCGCCAAGCCTATATACGGATTAAGCTCAAACTGCGTCAGTTTACCAGTCAGTGATTGGGTAGATATTGCGGTTTTCATTGTTCCGAATGTGGCAAAATTATATAGACCGATTAAACCGCCGGTAATGCCGATTTTATCGTTAATGCGAAACAAACCATTTAGATTAAAACCCATACCCATACTGCCGCCGTACATCGATGCAGTGTTATTTTTATCATTAACAATATAGATCGTACCAGCAATTATCGGCCCTGCGCCGACGTAAAAACGATCCGTATGCAAAAAATAATACAAAACGCCGAAAGACATTTCGTCATTCATCCAAACTTTATAATCGCTGCTTGTAAGCGTATATGTCGTACCGCCGATTTTTGAATGGATAGTCTGCGGAAAGTTGAGCGATAGATTGAAAATAAAACCGACGTTCGACTTTGTAATATATGCAGTATTGAAATTCAAGCCTATTGCCGTGTAATCGGAATCGCCCTTGTCTGCAAATTCCCACAAGACCGGAAAATCCGCTCCGATCCCCAAATACGAAATAGGTTTCTTTTCCTGCGCAAATAAAAAGCTCCCGAACAGAACGACACAGATAAGCATAATACTTTTCTTCATTACATTACTCCTTCCCTTTATTTTACTACTGCTCCTCTTTTTCCGCAACGAATATTTTCCGCATCATCGCCACATGAGCCGGTTTTCCTGTATCCATGCAAACACCCGTCCGAAGATATGGAACGTGTCCGCCGTTTCGGGTTTATCGGCATCCAGCGTTTTTAAAAGCTCCGCGTCCCGCAGTTCTTTCGTATGTACCGAATATATCGATATTTTGCGCCCGATCGAATCGAACTTCAGCAGTTTGCAGTAGACATTCCCTTCCAGTGCAAACACGTAAAGATCATCCCTCAACATATCCGTTTCTTTTGCATCGAAAAGGATAATATCGCCGTCGTTTATACCCGCTCCGACCATACTCGTGCCCCGTACGCGGAACGCATATATTTTTGCGTTCTTTGCCGACGGTATAAGCGCAAGCGGCTCGATATAGTCTTCGACCGCATCGACGTCTTCCCACGATTGCCCGCGCCCGCATGAAACCGTTTGCCGCAAAAGAGGAATTTTTGCATGCGCAGGGGCGATTGCTGTCCCTGTTGGTGAAAACATTTCGCCTTTACCGATAAGCAGCCAATTTCCATCTATACCAAATTTGTTGATAAGCGATCGCATTAAATTTTTAGGCATATCTCTTGATCCGTTTTCAATACTAGCAATCGTTGCGGTTGCAACTTGTAAAGATTCTGCAAATTCGGCTTGTGTCATATTCTTTGACTTACGAATGATTTTTAATTGCTCAGATATCTCCATAAGTTACTCCATACAATAAAATCACATTATGTAATTTTATTTATAAAAAATTATCACATTTTGCTTGACAAATCACAAAAAGTGATTATAATTACGAATTGTAATAAGGTTGTCAAAACAAGCTTCCGCTGTTTAAGTCTGACACCGTAAGCTTGCCTTGTCAACCTGTAAAAAATATATCGGCGAAAGGAGGAAAAAAGATGAATGACGCATATCCTGATATGGCTTATGAAGCGGCCGTTATCGCAGTAAATGACTTTGCGGCTCGCACTTACGGCGAACGTCTTACCGGCATTGTATTTTACGAAAATATCGGCAAAGACGGCCGCCCGCTTGCAGTCGACCGCCCGTGGGAAATTCGGAACGTCGGGCTCTTTATCGGCGGCAAATATGCCGGCAGTATCGAAGTTACGGGGCAGGATCCGGCGCTTTTCCTTTCGGACATGGCGAAAATGATTGCCGAACAGGGGTGTTCTGTATGACTGAAAAACAGCTTGCCGCAATTATCGCTCGCGGTAAAAAACGGCGAGAAAAAGAACGGGTGTTCTCTATGAATATTACCCGAGAACAAGGTTTATACATTCAATATCGCCTCAAGCTCAAAGGAAAGAACAATGCAAATATTGCGCGTGAAATCGGATGCAGTAAAGAAGCTGTTCGCCAAATAATTGCGGGGCAAAAACATTCAAAGCGTATTGAAAAAGTGATCGCGGACATTCTCGGCTATAAAAGCTGGAATTCGCTTGTAACGAATCTGCGCGCGAAAGGCGCGGCATGAGGAGGAATTATGGAAGTAAATAAAAAGTACGGCGGGAAAATCACCTCGCCGCATACCATGCAGCAACGTGCCATACATAACATGGTGCGCTTTCGCTACGATGCACCGCTGTATGTGTTCTGGCGAAACGTTTACCGGTGTTCGGCAGTGGCGATCGAATCGCAGGAGGGGCGGCATGTCGCGGGTATGGCTTAACGGACGAAAACCGCCGTATATGGACAGCCCCGCGCACGACATGAACGCGGATAAAGCGCTGTACGCGGTTAAAAACATGACGCGGGACGGATTGCAGCTTAGTGCGGCGGGCTGCCTGCTTTTACTGCATCGGCTCGGCT